AAAGTGCCAGGCTTTGGATGAAATCGCGCCACTGGCCGGGCTGTCTGGAGTCCAAAAACGCGGCGGCGCTGCCGTGGCGATTTTTGACCACATGGCCGTCGCCATTGTCGTCGATCTCGATCACCACTTCGTGCAGGCTTTGCTCGGCAGTCGTGCTGTGTGGTTCGTCGTCGGTGAGGATTAGAATGCTGGTCATGATGTTGTTGTTGTTGTGTGTGTGGGTGGTCGGGAAATCAGTCGTCAAATTCAGCGAGGCTGGCACCCGCGGGCGCGGACTTGTCGCGCCAGTTTTTGCCGGGTTCTTTCTTGCTGACCTTGGGCTTCTTCGCGTAGCCCGGCTGGTAATCGCGGGTGTTGTTGCTCAGCAGGGAGTCACCCATGCTGCGCAGTCTAAAGATGCTCTTGTCAAACGGGAAGACCAGCGGAGCGCCATCGGTGGTGGTGGGTCCGTCCTTGTTCTTGGCAAGGTCGAAGCCCATGTATTCCTGCTCGCTGGGCAGGCCATCTTCCCCCTGCGTGAGTTCTTCGGGCGCATCGCAGATCATGCCGATGTAATCGGCATCCTGCTCGATCTGGCCGGACTCACGCAAGTCGGCCATGCCAGGCCGCGCCTTGTCACCATCACGGTTCAACTGCGCCAGGGTGATCACTGGAATATCAAACTCATGCGCCAGGTGCTTCAAGCCCATGCTGATTTCCGCGATCTCAATCTGCCGCGACTGCTGCGCACGGCGCGAGCTGCTGCTCAGCAGTTGCAGGTAGTCGAGCAAGACCACGCACTTGGGCAGGCCATCCGTGCGCTCCGGCAAGCGTGAAATCTGCATGCGTGCCGTGGCTCGCAGTTCTTGAATGGTCATGCCAAAGGACTCATGCAGCCAGATTTGCGAGCGCTTCAACTCAGCCACGGCCACGCCTAACTTATCCTGCTCTGCGCGGGACATCAGGCCATCACGCGCCTTAGAAATCGGCACCGTCCATTCATTCAGTAGCATGCGCCGCGTCAGCGCACGATCCGTGGTTTCCAGCGAGAAGAACAACACCGGGATGGGTGCTTGCTTGAACTCGTGATAATGCCCACGCCCCGTGCCGACGTTCAGCGCGATCTGGCAGGCCAGCACCGTCTTGCCGCGTGAAGGGCGGGCCGCGATGACAAACAAGCCCGTTTTCAGGCCCATGATCACACGGTCGAGATCGGTGAAACCAAGCTGCACACCGCCTGCGATGTGGCCTTTGTTGTTGTAGGCCAACTCAATTTCCGCCACCACTTCACCGACCACTTCCTTGATGTGCCGCGTGCCGCGTTTGGTGCTCTGCTCGTGCAGGTTGAAGAGGTCTCCTTCGGCCTTCTCAATCGCCGCCTTCCAGGACTGCGTGGTGTCAGTGGACGCAGCCGCCATGGACCACGCCGCCTTCAGCATGCCGCGCCGCGCCCGCATCTCCTCCAGCATGGCCAGGTGATGAGCCATCATCGCAGGGGTGGCGGGCAGCATTTGCCCATACAGGTCGGAAATCCGCGCCGCACCGCCCACCATCTCAAGCTCCTGCCGGTGCCGCAAGCGCCCGGTGAACGTCACCACGTCTGCCCGCTGGCCGGAAACCGCCAGCTCCTCGATGAGCAGGAACACGGTGCGATTGTGAACGTGCTCAAACAGGTCATTGCGCAGCCGCCGCCCGTGCGCCTGCCACACCTCGCCGATCTGATCCAGATCCAGCGCATTGAGCAGCATGCCCAGCATCCATTCCTCAGACTCCTTGGACCATGGAAGGGCCACATTCAGCCGCACATCGCGGCTGGCCGCTTCCTGCTCACGGTTTTCCTGCTCCTGCAATTCTTCGATTGTCATCATGGCTTCACGCCCTCCATCTGCTTCCGCAGGATTTTGATTTTGTCGGCCCGCTCCAGCATGGCCCAGTGCTCTGCGCACAAGCCCAGCTCACGCGCCACTTCGCGCCAGTTTGTGGTAGGCTCTTGCACGCCTTGCACGGTGCGCCCGTCCTGTTTTTTCGCGCCCGGTGCAAACTTGCTCCAGTTCTTGGCGAGCGCTGAAGGACTCACCGAAACTTTGGGCCACTCGCGCCGGTAAGCCGCCGCCGCCGCGCTGATCATCTCCGGCGTCACGTCCGGGCAAACAGCCTTGATCTCGCTCAGCGCCTTGGCCGCCGCTCCCCACATGGAGCCAGTGACCGTTTCCACGCTGCCGCCGGATAGGACCGCTAGCGCATCCAGCAACTCGTTCCTTGCCCGCGCCGCCCCTTTCTTTTTTTTCTGTGGCGGAGGTTCGTCTTGAGTCTCGGCTTCAACCTGGGAAGCCAGCGGCAGCTTGGGCGGCGCGACAGCGCCTTCTATGATTGGAGATGGAGATGGAGATGGAGATGGAGATGGAGATGGAGATGGAGATGGAGCATCGTTTTTGGGTGCGTTTTCATGCGACTGCATGCGTTTCGCATCCGATTGCTTGCGATTCGCATGCGTTTCGCACCTGTCCTTGTGCGTTTCGTAATAATCAGGCATCTTGGCCTTGGCTCCATCGAAGCCTTCATGCCGGACTAAAGCACTCCACTTGGCACTTTCAGACCTCTGTTTTTGTCCAGCAGACCATGGTTGATGATCTTCCCAATCATGCAACCGGCGCTCGTTTTCGGTGCCGTCGATGAAGCCAACACAGAAAAGCGTAGTAATCAAAAGTCCAGCATCCCCATGCCAATCAACCGCCAGTTCGAGATCCTCGTCAGTTAGACCAGAAAAATCGCCATCACTGCGGTTCTCGCGTGCCCACAGCACCAGACGCACAAAACCCCACGCTCCAGGCTCCTTGAGACGGTGAACCAGCTTTTTCATTTTTGGGTGCCCTGGCAAAGCGCAGGAAAGGCGTGCATCACTCATCAGGCTTGGCCCTCCGGTTTGGCGCTCACCAGGGCCTTGCCTGCGGCGGTCAGATGAAAGTGCGCTTTGCGGTGGCGACGGCCATTTTCAGAAATGCCGGTGCCCGCCACGCGCTGCACGAAGCCCGCCGTGATGACCATTTCCAACTGGTTCCACACATGCCGGGTGGTGCGCTGCATGACCGGCGCGAGATCGTCCACCGTCACCGCATCGCGGAAGCTGTGGAGGATGATGAGCAGCAGCCAATGCGTCTCGTTGTATTGCAGCGCCGGAGCGCATTTGAGCCAGTGTTGAATCATAGTGTGTCGGTTTCCTTGCCAAGGTTTTGAATGGTCTGCTGTGCGGCCAGGGCAGCGGCATGGCGCACGGCGGCGGCGTGCGCTTTTTCCAGGGGGGCGATCATGAGCGGCGCGTTTTTTTTGCCGCTGCTGATGACGGCATGGTCATCGCTGCGCAGGTCGATCTGGCCGAGGGGCCAGAGCTGGCCGTTGTCGCGCACTTCGCACACGAGCACGCGCAGGTGCACCGGCAGGTGCATTTTACTTTCAAGGGAAGGAGTCATCGGAGGAGGTCGCAGTTAAAGGGATCGCGCACCGGCTTGCTGTCGGTGGGCAGGTTGTGGTTGAGAGCCGCCAGCGCGGTGTTGAGTTCGCTGGTGGCGTAAAGCAGAGCGGCCTTGCCCGTGGCGTCGGTGACTTCGTGCTGCGCCTCGGACACGAGGCGGCGGGCCATGATGAGCTTGTCCTGGGCACTCATACGGCGGCCCCCCTTTTTTTGCCCAGGATGCGGCGGGCTTCACGCAGCACGTCGAGGTGAGCGGTGTCATCGCTGACCATGCCAGCCGCCCGCACGATGAGGTCTTCCAGCGCCAAGATGCGCAGCCCCATCGTCGTCAGGAGTTTCATCGACGCGCCATCCATGCACGCCGCGCCCCCTTCTTTTTTTGGCGGCACCCCAGACAGGCAGGGGCAGTCCGGCTCTTGGCAGTCGATGGAGTTCGCCAGCAAGCACTGCGGGCATTGAGTGTGCATGTCATTCATAGGATGGGTGGCAATGTGAAAATTTTCCTCTTGGCCGGATGTATTGTAGAAGCGCGGGCGCAGCGCGGGCGCGACCCCCTCCCCCCCCTCCGAAACTGAACCAAGCAGCCAGGCCGCCGGGCACCCAGCCCAGCCACCGGCCAGCCAGCAAACCATCTAGCAGCGCCAAAGGCGGGCGCTTTGCCCAGTGAAACGCCTGAGAAATAACAGATTGCAAATCTAGTGCGGAGGATTTTGGGGGCAATGCCGCCCTCGATCCGCGCCTCGATCCGCGCCCAGGCCGGGCGGGCCGGGCGGGCCGCCGCCAACGCGGCGTTTTCCCGCGCCGCCGAATCCATTCGGCAAACCTCCTGCTGGTCGGGGGGCGGGAAGCTCAATGCAACTGCTCCACATCGCGGAGCGCAGGATGAAGAGTCAGTCATTCGCGGAACCCTCCCCAGAAAAAAAAGAAACGGCGGCGGCGGACGAATCGGGGCGGACCGCTAAGCGCTCGTCGAGGTGCTCAAGATCGCGGACGCGCACGCGCACCAGGCGGCCGAGTTTGCGCACCGGCAGCACCGGCTTGCCATCAGCACCCGCTTGCCGCGTCCAGCCGTAAACGGTGAACAAAGACACCGCGAAGGCCTCAGCGACCTCCTTGATCGTGCACAGCGGCTCAGGCCCGGCTGGGCGGCCACGTTTGCGCAGTGTTGTCAGTCGCTCGCTCATAGTGTCAGGTGGAAAAAAGAAAGCGGCCCGGTGGCGTGATGCCTGGCGGGCCAGAAAAATCAGCGATTGGACCAGCTCAGGCCCAGGGGGAACACTGCCGACAGTGCCTCGTGAAAATCCGCGATTCGGCTCCAGTGCTCAGCACGAGCGCGAGCAGCCAGGGCAAGGCGCGTGGGTGGCAGCCGCCGCAGCGCAGCATGCGCCCCGCCTTGCTTATCCCACAGCCTCCAGGCTTGCAGACCACAAGCGCGAGCCTCCAACGACAGCAGCGAATAGAGTCGCGTCTTCACGGCTCGACCTCCTCATCGTGGGAATCCGCCTCAAAAAAGCTCACCACCCAGCGACCCAGCCACAGCAGGCCAGCCAAAAGAAAAAAGCAGGACAGCCCGACCAGGGCACCATCAACGACCACATCGGCCAAGGTCGGCTGGTAGAGATGAAATCTCATGCCACCTCCGCAGCGTCACCGCTTGCGGCCTCTTTCTTGAGTTCCTTCTCAATCGCTTGTTCGGCCCAGTAGGCGATCTGGGCCGACAATGACCGGCGCTCCTTCTCAGCATGGGCTTTAGCCCGTTCGTGTAGAGCATCTTCGAGGTAGAGAGAAACCGCAGCCATGTGTATTCGAGTGGTTAAAGTGTTATACACTTGTTACCAACTGTTACAAATCTGCGCAACAATTTGTTTTGAGTATTTGTTATTTAAGCGTAATAAGGCCTATGAAACCAAAACCCAAACTAGGCGAAAGTCGGGCAGGCAAAAGAGCGCCCGGCCAGACCGCCACCACCATCAGTTTGAGCGAAGAAACGCTGGCTAAAATCCGCTATCTTGCCGCCCAGGATGGGCGCACCGTTAGCAACTGGCTCCGCCGACTCATTGAGCGCAGCATGGCCGCAGAAGAAGCCGAGGCACGGCTCACCCCAGCCGAGACCAACCGCATCAGCGAAACACCGCCCGACGTGGCAAACTTGCGAGGTCTGAACAACGCTGTCTTGGTCAAGCCCCGCAACTAAGCCGGTCACTCAGGCAAAAGGGTCTCGTAGGCCAAGCCGCAGATTGCAAAATGAACACGACACCACGAACCGCTAAAGTGCTTGCGGAAGCACTAAAAGTGCATGGTTGGGAGCAAATTGACCTAGCCAAGAAAAGCGGCGTCAATCGCGCCACGATCTCGCTGCACCTCAACGGCTCACGCCCAATCCGAGACGATCACCTCGCGCTCTACATCAACGCCCTGGACAAGCCCGAGCAGACGCGCCTGTTGTCCGCCTGGCTCCAGGACACACTCCCCGCCGAAGTGATTGCCAACGTGCTCGACATCACCTCCAACAGCGTGCGCGAGGAGGTGCGCGCCTGGCGTCCCGGCCTCACGTCGGAGCAGTCCGACATGATCAACTGGTGGGCGGCCAAATTTGCCGCAGATGACGAGCTAGCCAGGATTTTTGAGGCCATCACCAGCAAAGAAGGCTGGACGCCGTAATCACGCGCCGAGGCCCCCAAATCACCCCCCCCAAAGCCCGGCCACAAAGCCGGGCTTTTTCATGCCCCAAAAACATTTCTGAAATAATTGTTGCACGCAACAATTACATGCACCATACTCCCCCCGTTGCCACAACGGCAGCACCCCCCGCATCAACGGGATTCAACAAAACGACAGACACACACACACGACCATGAACATCATCACCAACATCCCCCAAGTGACCCGCGCCGCCTCCATTGATTCCCGCATGTCGGGCCGCATCTGGCAGGATGGCAAATACCGCACCCTGGGCAACATCGGCCACGGCACCCAAGCCCTCAGCCGCGACCAGCTCCGCCAGTGCGCCCCCAGCATCTTTGCCGATGCCGCCCACAGCCGCACCAGCCAGCGCTATTCGTTCCTTCCTACCGCTTCCATCCTGGACGGCATGGAGGCCGAGGGCTGGGTACCTACCCTGGTGCAAGAGCAAAACGTGCGCGACGAATCCCGCGAAGGATTCCAGAAGCACATGATTCGCTTCGCCCATCGCGACGATTTGCAGCTCGCCAGCACCGACCGCCCCGAGATCGTGCTCATCAATGCCCACGACCGCAGCAGCGCCTACCAGCTCCACTGCGGCATCTTTCGCACCTACTGCCTGAATGGCCTCGTTGTGTGCGATGCCACCTTTGCCCGCCGCTCCATCATCCACACCGGGTTTGATCCTTCCAAGGTCATCGAAGCCAGCGTGGAAATCGTCCGCGAGATCCCAGAGCTCATGGACGGCATCAGCGAGATGAAAGCCCTCAGCCTCACCGATGGAGAGCGCCAGGTCTTCGCCGAAGCCGCATCCTTGGCACGCTGGGAAGACCTCGCCGCTGCCCCGATCCGCGCCGACAAGCTGCTCACCATCAAGCGCAGTGAAGATGCCAAGCCCACGCTTTGGAACACCTTCAACACCGTGCAAGAAAACCTCGTCAAAGGCGGCCAGAAAGACTTCGGCAAACGCAAAGCCAACGGCGAGCGCATGCCACGCACCCGCGCAGTTAAAGGCATCGACGGCAATATCGGCCTGAATAAAGCCCTCTGGCACCTCGCCGAGCAGATGAAAGCCCTCAAAGCCTAAAAAGCACCACGGGGGCCGCGCATCCATCACCACGCGGAAAACTTCACCACTTTTAAAAATATGACACTTCCCGCCTTCAAAATCAGCCTTTCAGATGGCTCTAGCTACATCACCAGCATGGCCGCAGGCATTAGCCTCGAAGCCGCCCGCGCCTATTTCCTCGGCCACTGGTTCACCCAGTCCGACGAAGTGACCCAACTCCAAGCCGTTCAAGTCGAAATCGCCGCCTAAAAAGCACCACGGGGGCCGCGCATCCGACACGCGGAAAATTCACCCAAAAACAAAATCCCCAAAATAATAGTTGCACGCAGGAATTACCCGCTCCATACTCCCCCCGCTGCCACCACTGGCAGCCGCTGCATCAACAGCGCTACCCACCCGACAGACACAAACTAAGACCATGAAAACGACATCCATCAGCACCCAGCAAGTCGCCACCCTCAAGACCATCCTCGGCAAAAAGCTCTTTGCCATCGCCCTCAAAACGCCCAGCAGCACCAGCAAAAAAGACGTGCTCGCCACCGTCAAGGCCTGCAAAGGCCGCCGCGCCATGAGCCAGACCGCCGCCGTCGATGGCATCCTCCGCGTGGCAAACCTGATTTCCCAGGCACGCCACGACCGCAACGTGCGCCGCACAGCACCCCGCCGACAGGCCCAATTCGTCGGCGGTTGCATCTTCGCAGGCCGCGCCGTGCTCGACCACACCGGCAGCCTGGTGCAGCGCCTCCGCCGTCACAAGGTCGGCCCCGCCCGCCGCATCATCGCGGATCTCATGCCCAGCCTCTCCGGCAATGTCAGCGGCAGCATCGCATTTGCCGCTGATTTCTCCGGCGTCACATTCTCCGCCAGCACCAGCAAAGGGGACCAATACAGCAGCCGCTGCACCTACAGCAAGACTGACGGCGCATGGACCGCCACCATCCAGGCAGGCTGGAACCTCCACGTTGCCAAGCGCGGCCTCGCCCGCGTCGATGGCATGCCCACGCTCGCCGCTCTCCCCGTCGAGTCTGATGTGGACGGTGAGCAAATCTTCCGCGCCAAGTGGCTCGAAAAAGCCCGTGGTTTTGCCGCCCACGTCCGCACCGGCTACATCGTCCGCCGGGTTATCGAGTCGCGCACCTACACCGCCCACGCCAGCAGCATCGGCACCGCTCGCAGCCTCATCACCCGGCAGACACCCGCCAGCCTCCGCGCTGCCGATGAGCGCGCCGCAGCCAAGGCCGCCCAGATCGAGCGCCTCCAGGCCAAAATCTCCGCCAAACTGGAAGCTGGCCAGCTCAACGGTTACGCCCCCGTGCTCGTCACCATTGGCGACAGCCTCGCCGTCGGCAATTGCGGCAGCGGCACCCGCAACTGGATCGCCAAACACCTGCCAGGCCGCACCGCCGCCACCGTCGCCGAGATCGTCCAGATTCCCGACGAGCATCCCCGCGTGTTGCTCGCCTGCTTGCATGCCATCCTCCGCGCTCAGCCCGAAACCCTCGCCGCCTAGTTCCGCCCCGTCTGCCCTCGGTCCCCGCCGAGGGCAGCAGGGACGGCACCCGCCGCACCACCACCCACCCACCCACGACCATGAAAACCTACTCAGCCAAAGACCGCGCCGAAATCGCCGCCATGTATCCCGGCACCTGTTGCCGAGTTTCCAATCTCCGCCACACCCACAGCGACCGCTACACCGGGGAAGGCAACCGTGCCTTCACCACTGAACAAGACGCGCTCGATTATTGCGCCGAGCTTGGCGGCGCAGAATGCGACCTCCCCGAATATTATGGAGACATCGCCTTCAGCGCCGATGGCAAACAAATCCGCATTTTTACCCGTTATCCCGTCGCCCCATGAAAATCGCCGTTGCCCTCCACCACGCCGACGCCGCCCGCGCTGCCGATTTCATTTTAGGCCGCACCTTTGACGACACCACCGAAGAAGCCGCCGCCTAAAAAGATTCTTTATTTATGTATTGACACAATTCAAACCCTCGACTAAGCTCACCTCGTTCCACAAAGGAACAACGTCCCGGCGTCTCCGGCTCAACTCAGCAAAGAATACAAGCTCATGAAACTCGAAATAAGCCACAAGTCAGACCAACTTAGCGTGAGTGGAGACTCCTACTTCTCGGCACCAACCGCGAAGTTCTCCCACGTCTCCGGCAATGGAGAGATTAACTTCAAAGACTGCCGTGGAAATTACGCCGTCCTTTGCGACGACGAGACAGAAGAATACGTCTTGCTTGAAGACCTTGCCACCTGCTACGACCTGTATGACACAATACAGGCGGAGTGCGGTTGCAAAGTCACCTACTGCTTCAACAGCGAAAGCAACACCAAGCAAGAGACTGAAAAATATCTCTCGCGTGAAGCCGCCGAAGAATGGCTCAAGTCTGCCATGGAACGCGATGGTGAGTTGTGCGGGCTGGTTCACGCTAACGACGAGTCGCCCGACACTGAAGAAATAATGAAAGCCTGTGGTGTCTCAGAAGAACGGTTGGTCGAACTCAAGGTCATATGAAAACAGACTCCGAACCGACACGCGGAGCGCCCCCGAAACGGGGCGCTACCGCCTCCGCCATCATCAACGTTCGCGTGGACGCTGGCCGCAAAAACCACTATACGCGCTTCGCGAAAAAGCGCCGTGATGGAGACAAGACCCTCGCGGGCCTTGTGATTGAAACACTCGACGCGGCGACTGGCTACCGTGAGGAATGAGAATGTCTCGGATCAGACACCGCGAAACCAAAAGCACCACGGGGGCCGCGCATCCGACACGCGGAACAAAACACCCATAACAAAAACGCGGGGCCACGCATCAACGCGGCCCCGCCACGACAGACAAGCCATGAAATCACCAAAGCCAGCCCCAAAAGGCCAGCCTCAGCTCAATACTGCCGAGCTTACCACACGCGGCACCCCGCGCAAGCGCGCACCAGGCGCAGGCAGGCCCGCCCTCACCGATCCCCGTTGTAAAACCCTCCCCCGCGTCTCTGTCGCCGCACACCGGCACCTCCAAAGCATCGCCACCCGCCAAAACATCAGCTTGGCCGACGCCCTAGAAATCGCCATCACCGACCTCTACCAGCGGTCCAAACCCAGAAAACAACCGGGCGCTCAGCCCCAGGCCTAAAAACCCGGCCGTCCAAACAAAAAGCCGCAGGCACCCCCTGCGGCTTTCTTGTGTTCAGCCTTTAGCCTTGGGCTTTTTGGCTTGGGCCTTGTCCACCTGCTCGAACGGATTCACCAGCGGCACCACCTTCTCATTTCGCGTGTAAGTGCTGCGCACCATCGCCGTCGTCGTATGACCCGCCGCCGCCGCCGCCATCTCATCGCCATACTGGTTGCGCAAAATTTGCAGCTTGTGATGCCGGAACATGCTCATCTTCTTCGTGCCCTGCATGCCCAGGTCAGTCAGCCATTCGTTCGCCTGCACCAGAATAAGTTTGGCATCCGTCGGATGCTTCACGCCGAACAGGCTGGCATCTGTCCGCACCGCCAGCACCGCCGCCACGCACTCCGCATCGACCATGGTAAACGACTCATTGCCGCCCTTCGCTTCGGGTTGCGTGATGATCCCCGTGCCGTCCTCCTGCACCTTGAGCGCGTCACCGCGCAGTTCCAGCGCCTTCCCCGGCCTGCCACTCAGCCAGGCGCACAGCAGCACGAAGGCCCACACCCTTGGGTTCTTCGCCTTCAGCTCCGGCAGCTCCTTCACGATCCGATCCATCACCGCGTGATCAATCTCACGGTGGCCCTTGGGCACCGGCAGCATCTTCGTCAGTTGGACCCCGAGAAAATCGTCCAGTGGCGGAATGTTCAGCCCGCGCAGTGTATCGTCACGGCTCATCCCATTGAAGATGCTCTTTGCGCTCACCACATGGCCCAGGATCGTCGTGTTCCACGCCGCCGCCGTCTCCGTATCCCGGCGCAGTTTGCGTGCCCGTTGCAGCTCGCGCAGCTTTTCCCAGCCATCTGGCGGCATATTCTTGCCCGCCGCCAGCCCCAGCCAGCCGCGCCGTCCCGCCTCCTGCCGCAGCTCGACCCAATCGTAGATCAGCGTCCGCGTCAGATCCTCCCACACCATGTTGGTGTGGACCGAGAACAAACGTCCCGGCTTCACCGTCCCATCTTTGGGGGCGGGCACCCGTTTAACCACCAACTCCTTGCCGGTCGTTTGCTCGTAAATGGAGGCCAAGAAATTCACCCGCTGCCGCCTGTCCTTCGGCCCCCGCTCCAGGTAAACCTCCAGCACCTCCGAAACGCTCGCCCACTTCTTGGGATTGATCAGCTCCTGCAGCCGGTCCAGCTCACCCCGTTGCAGCATCGCCGTGTGCGCCTCCAAAAACTTCCTCGCCCATTTATGCACGGGTTCCTGGCACTGTTTGCACCCCGCCCGCGTCTTCACCGGATTCCCAGTTTCAGCCAGGCACTTGTCACAGAGCCTGTAAGGATGCTTCAAGCGCGTCAGCGGCTTCCCCGTCCCCACAAAAAAGCGCACAATCCACTTCCATTCAAACTGCGGCAGGCCTTCCGGCCTCGCCTTCGGCTGACGATAAATTGAGTATGATCCGAGGGATGTTTTCATGGTGTTTTTGGCGGTAACAGATTGCAATCTGTTGCCCTGCTAGATGGTATGCTATACGGCAGTCCGCCACAATTCAACACAAAACAACACAAACAAAAACGCATGATTCCGCCCCGAGGAAAACCTTCATGGCCCTGGAACCCTTATAGAATGGGCTTTCCAGCGTGTTTCAGCCCATAAACCAGCCCTTTTAGAGTGGTTGCCTCACAAGGATTCGAACCTTGAATAACAGATTCAGAAGGCATTGAGGGCCGCGCTGGAGGCCTTGTAGAATATAGGTTCCAGCGCAAAACGCACCGCGCTAGATGGTCAGCTAGATTGATTTACTCACTTGAGCAGGCGCAGCGGCCAGAGTCCGGTCTTCATGCTGCCAGCATAACACGGCTGTCAAATCTTGCTCTCAGTCTGGCTTAAAACCCCATCGCACACATCCCATCCGAGAGTTATCATTTCGTCCTTCACCCGCCATTTATGCAATAGGGTCGGCTGCGGTTTAGGTTCGCCGTTCTCGCGTTTCAAAATCCCAATCTCAAAGAACATCAAGCGGTAGTCTGTCCTCGTTACCGGAGCCAAGATAACCCTCCATTCATCCATGGTTTTCATAGGCGGCAATTCTGGATTTAGATTTCTTCTCGTCCAGTTTGATCAATTCAGCCTGCGCAGAGTCCCGCTTTGAGATCAACCACTTCTCAATCCTTGCAGTGTGTTTAATAACCCATTCAAAGTAACGAAGTAAGCTGCGCAGACATTCAGGCAGAAACCACCACGCCATAATTGCCAGTAGAAATACGCTTAGCCAAAGTTCTAACTTCATGGCCGCATGCTACCACGGCTGTCAAATGGGTGCTCCGGGTCGGTTGTCCACTAGGGTGCCTGCGTGGCGGGCATCGAGCACGATGGCGCAGCCTGCGGCAACGTGGCCGAGGTGGTGGGCGGCGCTTTCGGGGTCGAGGTCTTCGCCTTCCAGCACGCAGTCGATGTGCCGTTTCATCGCGCCCAGGTAGGTCATGAGGTCCACCTTGTTCTGTCGCCAGTTCCAGGGGCCGTATTTGCGAGCGCCGAGAGTCAGCGCTGCGGCCACCTCCCGGCTGAAGACCGGCGGCAGTAGCTGGAGTTGCGGTTTGAGCGCACCGGCTGCGCCTTTGGGGTCGGTGCTCATGTTACTTGACCACGCTGGCCTTGGCTCGTGCTTTGATCGCTGCGCTGCGGGCTTTGATTCGGGCATCGGCTTCCTGCACGGGCAGCTTGAGCAGGTCGGAGCCTTCGAGGCTCAGCCAGTCCTTGTATCCTTGGCCGACGGCCTTCTCGTATCTCCACACGGCGTCACGGCCCAGGGTTTCCAGCGGCACGCGCACGTTGTCTTTGATGACGGTCACCTCGTCGCTCGGCATCGGCAGGGACAGGCCACGCGCCAGCAGAGCACCGAGCACACGATGCGCCTCGCCGCTTTCCACGCTGGTGTAGGCGCGGCTCCAGGGGGTGCGTTGCAGTTTCACCTCCTCGCCCAGCAGATTGAGCTGTGGCCGGCCATCGTTCACGAATTTGCGGGCGATGGGCATGCTGCGCAGCATCAGCTCGGCAGCGCCCTCGGGTTTGAAGCTGCGCGGATCGGTCCAGGCCTCCGCGTCTTTCATTAGGGTCGGCATAAAGCCTCCGGCAAAGCCGGTGCCGGTCTTGATCATCTGGTCGATCGTGCCGCTCACTTTGTCTGAGCTAAAGGACGGCTCGCCAAAGAGTTCCACCAGATTCCGCACGGCAGACACGTTCATTACCTGCGTGTAACCGGTGGCCACGCCGTGCAGCAGATGCCCAGCGGTGCCGCGTTCGGCCCAGCTCGCGGGCTTGTGGCGCTTCTCATCGAGCATGCCACCGACCACGGCAAACAGGCCCATGGTCGGCCATTGCTTGTAGGACACGCGGCGCACCTTACCGCCTTCGCGTTTCCACATCGTCAGGCGTTCGTAGCCTGCGGCCATGCGTTCCTTGGCCTGCTGTGGGTTCAGGGTGCTCCAGTCGCCCTCGATCTGCCAGCCTTCGTCTTCGTCGTCACTGTTGAGGAAGATCGCCGCCAGTGTGCTGGCCAGCATCAGGCCCACGAGGTTCTTGCCGAGCAGCAGCTCCTGCTGCATGCGGCTCACGTCGCGGCCATAGAAGCCCGCCTTGCCCAGCACATAGCTGCCGGGGATGTAACGGGTCAGATCCGCGCCGAAGTTTGCACCGAAGCGCATGAACCGCGTGCCGGTGATGCCGTGCAGGGAACCGGCCATCAAGCCGGAAATCACCCGGGCGAAGCGGTTTGCCGTCACGTCCTGCGCGTAGTCGCCTAGGCCACGCTGGATGCTGCCGAGTCCCTGCTTCATGGCGCTGTAAACGATGCCAAACACGCCGGTGGGGTCGTTCTGGTAGGCTGCCATGTCGCCGATCTCTGACGCGGCGGCGTAGTCGGCAGGTTTCACGGTGCCGTTGAGGATTTCGCGGGTGCGAGCGCTCACCGTGGCGCGTTCCTGGCCGGGCTTTGGCTCGGCACCGCCGGTCACTTCCCGCAGTGCTTGCGTGCGGGCGTCGGCGCGTTCGCTCGCGGTGAAGCCTACCCTGCCCTGGTAGAGTTCAGGGTGCAGCGCTCGTGCCACGGCGATTGCGCCCTGCGTGGTGGCCGTGTTGTTGATGTGGTCAGCGGCAGCCATGAGGCGGCCCGTGAACAGCATGACCGGAGCCAGGCCGTATTTCTGAAAGGCACGACCAGCAGCAGTCTTGGCATCTGGATCGCGCCACAGGTTCTCTCCCATCGGCACGGGTGTCACGCTCGTCTCGCCCTCCAGCGCCTTCTTCAGGTCTGCGCCAAAGCGTTTCAGGTAGCTGGTGTCTCCCTTGAACAGGATTTGACCGCTCTCCCGCACGCCTTCAAACAGACCGCGCCACCATTGCGCATGCGCGTCGATGGCGGCACGGCCTTGGCCACGCGCCATGAGTCCACCGATCTGCATGAGGTTCGTGCCCATGCCGTTGATGGCGGCCAGCCAGGTGTCAAACTGCGTGCGCAGGCCAGACAGCACGGCGGTGGTCCAGTAGGAGTTCAGCACCTCGATCCAGCTCGCGCCGGTCTTCTTCTGGATGGCGTTCAGCAGATCGCGCAGCTTCTGGTTGCGGATCACACCTTCCGGCAGCTTCCAGGCGGCTTCTGCCAGCGTGCGCAGTTGTGCGGTGTCGGCAGCGGTCAGCATGCGCAGGCCGTATTCAGGGGCCACGGCCTCCCGCCACATCTCCGAGTTGAACATGCCCAGGTTGATCATGCGCAGCAGTTTTGGCAGTGCCTTCTGCACCTTCACACGGTCCGTCTTGTCCGTCTCACCGAGCACGCCCGCCTTCTCCAGTTCCCTGTTGAAGACCTTGCGGCGTTCACGCTGCCAGGCTTTGTCCAATTCGTTGGTCAGGGCCAGGCGTTCGTCCTGCGTCAGTCCTTGCAGCCGCTCGTCCAGCATGAGCCGCCGGTAAATCTCGATCTGCCGGGCCTTCTGTGTTGAAGGCATGTCCGTAAAAATTTCCGCCCAATTCATGCCGGGGGCGATCTTGGCGGCCAACTCCTTCAGCAGCTTGGCCAGCGCCGGGCTGTCCTTGGCCAGCAAGCGGTTCTTCGTAGCCTCGGCAGCTTTGGCGGTCGTCTCAGCAGCCTGCTGCTGCCATTGCTGCAAGGTCTCGTTCAAAGCCCGAACGGCCAGTGGTCGCCCCTGCGCCCAGGCCTCGGGAGAAATGCCACCCGCCTGCGCCTCCTCATCCCACACACGCATCACCGCCTCCATGGCCCGCTGCGGATTGCGCAGGACTTCCGCCCGCACATCTACGGCACGTTGCCCGCTTTGATCTGCGCCCGTCGCCAGCGTCTGTCCATAGCCAGCCGCCTCAAAGCCACGTTGCACCGCCTGCTTCACCATGCCCGGCGCATAGGCCACCGTCGGCGTGGCTGGCATCAGCTCATTGAGCCGTTTCAGTGCCGCCGACTCGGTCATACCCAGCTCGATCAGCATGAGGCGCACCTGCTCCCGGCCTGCCTTCCATGACTCTTCAAACATGGGAGCCTCTGCCACCTGGTCCACAAACGTGCGGGCCAGCAATTCACCGAATGACAACGCATCAGGCTTTAAAGGCTTGCCCCTGACCGCTGCACCCAGCGTGCGCTTTAGACTCGCCACCAGCGCCGCCAGCGCCGTTTTCTGTTCTGGCTTGACCTGGCTGCTCTTCGCCTTTTGCAGCAGCGCACGGGCCACATCGTCGATCATTTCATCGCGTTGCGTCTTGCCATTCACCAGCCCCGCCACTGCCTCGCGAATCGTCACGCGTGGTTTCAATCGTGCGCCCATGACGGCATTCAGAATAGCCTCCACGCGCTCCGTGATGTCACCCTGCACATCGTTGAGGATGCGAGTAATTTTCTCCACCGCGCCAGCGCCACCACCTTCAAAGCGTTTATCCATCACCGCGTCGGCACGATCCACGAGGATGCCTTGCGCGGCCATCACGGGGGCGATGGGTTGCAGGATGGTGTTGTTCACCACGCCACGCTGGCGCAGAGCGCGGGCGGGGTCGGCGCTCAGAAACTCACGGGTCCACACGCGGGCCATGCGCTGGCTTTGCACATGCGCCCACAGGCGCTGCACCTCCGTGCCGTTGGTGGTCGATTCCGAGGTCAGGCGTGAGATCAGCACCGCGGCGGCATGCTCCGCCGCATCCAGCGGCAGCGGCACGGCCTGCGCCACGAACTGTTCCACCGCTGTCTGCGTGTCCACACTGTCCAGCCAGCGCCGGGCTTGATCCGCCACCATCGCATCTGTGCGCGGGCCGTTGATCACACGGGCGGCCTCGTTCGGACTGGCAAAGCGGGACTGCGTTTCGTTCGGGGCGGCAGCGGCACGGGAGGGCGCTGCCGCTGGGTTCAGCACCGCGCCACTGTTTCCCAGAGTCACCGGCGCAGTGCCCTGTGCTCTGCCCATGCGCACATTTTGGGCCGCATTGGTTTGTGGGCTGGTGACCTGCTGCCAGATGCCCGCCAGAAATTCTTGAATGGCACGGCCAAAGCGAGATACCATCGCCCGTGACCAGTTGGCGAAGTCGGTGATGCCGCTGCGCAGCAGGTCGGTGGCTTCGTTCAGGATGTCCGTGTTGAGGAATCCCGCTGTGCGTCCGCTGACGTTTAGGTTCTTGAAGCCGCCGCCTTGCGTTTTGCCAGCGCTGACCTGTGCCTGCGCCGCTTCCGCATGCACATACACATCCCCCTGCTTGGCATACTTTGCGGGAATACCTCGGCGTGGAATGTTGCCATCGGGGCCGATGGCATTGGTTGCGGGATATTGCGCCCAGCGCTCCATGGCCACGGCGTTCACCGGACGAGCGGACAGAATGGCCAGGGTCACGGCTTCGTCTTGGGCACGCACGGCACGAGTGGCGAGTGGGCCACTGCCAGCCTTGGCACCCGTGAGGGTCATCATGGCCAGCTCGGCTGCAGCGCGATCTTGCGCCGCCATCGCTGCATCCAGCCGCGCCTGTGCGTTGGTCACGTCTTGTGCCTGGCCATAGCTTTGCAGTTGTGCTGGCGTCAGCAGCTCAGGCACGACGGGCTGCGCATCAGTCTGCGCAGGCGTGTCAACTTGGGGCGTGGGGGGTGGGGGTAAAGTCTCAAGTTCTGGTGTCAGCAACTCATTGGGCGGTGCTGCCACGGGCTGTTCCGCCACCATTGCGCCCGTCCCTGCACCTGCTGGCGCAGTCGGGGACGGCACTGGCATTTCAGTGCCCGTTTGCACATTGGAGCCAGTGAAGGTTTGCGCGGGTTCGGCTGTGACTCCCGCGATTGCATTCTGCGCGATCTGATCGGCAGGCGCACGCTCGCCGGGAGTCAAAGGGGTTTGTGTGGGTGGTGTTGTAGAGGGGTCGGACATTGTTTGTCCTACCCCCTCCAGATCCGCCACCTCATCCGCCGTCAGCTCCCCGGTATCCTCCGGCAGATCCGGCACGAGGCTTTCTTGAGCGATGCGGCTCAGCGTGGAAGGCAGCGGGCCAGCAGCGCCAGCCAGCGGGGCAGCGCCAGGCGTTGCTCCAGGTGTTTGAGGCGCGCCAG